GTATAGTTTGGATATTCTAGGGTTATAAAACCTGTAGAAGAAACGACTGGATTATCACAATCAACTTTGAATGCATTCTGATAACATATCTCATAGAATGTAGATGAATTCAACTGTGCATAAAAGTCTTTCCTTAGTGTGACTGATGTTAGGTTAGATTTGATTGCTCTATCCGACTCGTCAATGACACTAATGAATTTCGAATATCTGAACTTACCATTGAACTTCTCAGTCTGAGAGGTCTTCAAATATTCTGTTATTCCTTTAGCAGCATTACTTGCTACTTGTTGCGGAAGTAATTCTGTCATAGTTCCATCAAAGAAGATTTTAGAATCTAATTCGACAAACAAAATAGAAGGATCCACCAATACTGCTCTAACAGATCCGACAGAATACCTCTTCAGATCATCTACAATCTGATTCTTAGTATATGCAGAAAGGAATGATGCATCAGTAGGTTTGATAGCAATAAAGACCTTTCCATAATCAGGTGGTACTTGCTCTTCTCCACCAAACACAATAATATCACTAATTGCAGGATATACGTTACGTACAATCACTTCATAGTCAGAACTGGTAACTGCCCTGTTCTGAGAAGAGAAAAACTTAGGTGCAAGATACTTAATCTTAGCAACACTTTCAATATCCTCACCACCATATGCTTTTTCCACAGTAGTGATACCACCAACAGTGAAAGGTATGTTTAATACGCTTGTCTGGTCTTCTAGAACACCACCAAAAGTAAATGTCTTAGCACCATTGACATCTTTACCATGAGTGACCACATAGGACATCTGGACAACGTTTCCGTTGCTCAATGCTTTTCCTAATACACCATCACCAAAGACAACTTCATAATTCTCATCTTCGACTTCACTAACAAAATAGACCTTTGAATCTGCATTGACAGTAGGATCTAGAATATTATCTGCCTTCTTCCACTCATCTGCATCAGTGCTATTGCCGTTGTTGAATACTTTTATCGTTAAAGTGTTGATATCTGCCTTACTATTCTCAATTTTGAACTTTTGTCCACTATTGGCTGTGGAAAACGTCGTATTAGTTGTGACTAACGTGCCTTCTACGATCTCGATTTCCTCAAATACAGCAACACCGTTAGCAACTTCTGCCTTAAAGTCTTTTGTTGCTACAAATTGATAAGTTGTATCGTCATAATTGGTCAAAAATCCTGTTCCTGCCTTCAATAGAACATAAGGAGGTGCATTATTAGGAATTGTAACGTTGAAATTAAGTTTTGCCTTTGATGCTGTAATTGATTTGGGAGTATAACCTAACTGTTTCGCCAGAGACACTACATTGTCCCTCAGAGACGCAGAATCCAAGAACAGTTCATTCACTACCATATTGGTATTAAATGCTGTGTAGTACGTATTATAAGCAAGTACGTCCAATAGTTGACTCAGGGTAGATCCTTCGAAGTCATAATCGGTAAAATCTGATTCTGCTCTCAAATATTCTTTAAGAGTTGACTTTATATCTCTAAAGTCAAGATTGTTTAACTGTGTGTAAGGCATTATCGTGTACGGCTCAAGAAGAAGTCTACTGTCACGGGTGGCTGTTGAAGTCCAATTATTTTATAAGTCATTTCAACATCAAATCCATCTTCATTTCGATTAGGGTCTATGATCAACTCGATAACAATCACTCTAGGCTCATACTCTTGAATTGACTCTAGTATCGCAGCTTTAATTAGATTAGCAGTAGCATAATCTAACGGTTCAAATAAAAAACGGCGAAGACTGCTCCCCATTTCGGGTTGAAACAGTCTTTCGCCTTTTGATGTTAATAAAAGTGTTGTTAATGCTTGCTGAATGGCAGCAGCATCCTTTGTAACCACTAAATCATCAGTTACAGGATGTTTTTTGAACGTAAGTGATAAATCCTTAAAGGATTGTGTAAACTTAGTAGCCACTCAAACAAATTAGAATACTCCAATTTATTTAGACGCTATAAAATGTATATTTTAGGAATAATTCCTCACCTACGTGGATCTTCCTTAGTGTTTTGATGAACCATTTGTCCTCCTCACACCATTTTACACAATTTGGATCATCACTATGGTTTATAAAACCACCTAGAGGAGTTCGATAGATGACCTCCTCCACAACAATATGAGACATTCCTAGAACGAATCCAGCAGGAATCTCTTCTAATGCGAATATACCCTGCCCTGCGACAGAACTATCCTTTACATGTAGTCTACTTGGTAACGCTTGATACATTTTAATAATTCATTCGGAGTCTTCGGCGTTTCGGAGATCACCGCCCCTGTCCTCTATACCGCTTAGGTGCTTTATTCCTAGAAGACGCAGAATACTTCGTATGCTGTCCATTACCCTGACGAGTCTTCTTAGGAACCGCCTCTACGAAAATATTTGCACCACTCAAAGTTTTTTTACGAATTGCCATAGTAATTTACTAACTCATCATATTATAACACAAGACTCGCTAACCGACAACCACACTCTCGTCACCCTGACTGATAGTACCTGCACAAGCTGAGTCATCCTTACGTGCAAGGGGTTTACCCTTAACCTCGACTGTTTGAGAACCTGCGTTTACTACAGTAGCATGCGGTACACAATCTTTGCCAACCAAGATATTATGTGATTTCAGGCCAGAACCTTCATATGCAGCCTGCTTACCGCCAATTATCACAGACTCTTCTCCAAATTCAATTTCCGTTGTACCGTCACAGGCATGTCCAGTAATTACTTGGTCTCCTTTTCTTGCTGCTGCTGGCATTGTTCTAAAGCAATTTGTATACTCTCTACGTATTTACCCATAGAAAGTGTCATCGTATTAATTGATATCACATCATGAATGTACATGATATCTCTATAAGTGTTTTCATCCACCTGTATACCTTCCTAATATATCAACTTGTCTATACAGATCATTCAATGTCTGCGTCAATGTCAAGTACTCCTCCGACTGAGGTGGCTTGTACATTAATTGGAGGTTCTCTAAACTCTTCACTCTCTGCTCTAAGTTCATCAACCTCTGTGACAACTGCTGGAGTTGCTCGTTCAACTGTGTCAGTGTCAATTGTTGCTGTGGATCCATCATCTACACCTTGAAAGCGTTTACTTGCTGCATTTTCAAATTCATCACAGAAATGTTCAAAATCATTCAATGCTTTCTCATAATAGTTTAAAGTCTCTTTGGTCATAGTCCCATACTCTTTCCAAAACTTGAAACGGGTTTACCTCCAGACATTCCTGGTAGATCCCCAATGGGGTCATTTGCTGGATCACTCTTGAACCTTGCGTCTAGTTCGAATTGTTCGAAACGTTTCTCAAGATGTGTTATACGGCGATCTAGCGTTTTTTCCATATCCCCTACCCGACTTTGCAATTGCATCAACTGCATCAGGATCTCACTTGTAGTAACTCTTGCCATGTACTTATAATATGATTATAGTAATTATAACACCTTCTGCGAATGCTAACCACTGTATTTGATAATTTGATAACCCAGTCTTTTTCTGAAACCATCGGATGCTCTTCTTATGCAGCATAGCAGTTCCGATCCTTCGTTGATTAAACCACCTCGCAACCTTCTCTGCTTTACTTAATTCTCTATATGCCATGACGAACCTTTTTGGGGAATTTTTTGCTGGAAAATTTTTTTGGAATTCAAGGTTTTGAATTTCTAATTTTGTAATTATATTTATCACGCTCTGGGAAACGTTTGTAGGTTAGAAAGGTTCCTGTTTTTTCGCTCGGCGGGGGCATCGGTCGGGGGATCACAAAAAAACCCTGTCGTTCGGACAGGGTGTGTTTCAGTGTGTTACATCCAGCAACCGTTGCGACTGTCGCCCCAACCAGATCTGAAATACTCCTCACGCTCACGGTCTCTGAGTTGAGGGTCGCCAAGATCATCCAAAACGTCTTGAAAGAAATTGACTGGTGAGACCTCACGGGTTTCAGGTTGAATTCCTGCAACGTGGCGGTCATGCTCTGAGGTCATCTGATCAAGGATTGACTTCATTGCTGCGATGACGGCAGGGTCACGGCGAGCAGATTCGTTGGTGATGAAAATGTTTTTGTTCATGCTCTTATTATAGAGGATGGGGGTGGGGTGGCAACGTGTATGCTGCCACCTTGTAACAATTAGTCACACAACTCGCATCGTATGCCAGCACCTGTGTAGAATGCCAGCATGTCCAACGCTTTTGATTTTGTGCTGAAGGTGATCACCCTAGCGTTGCGTTGGTCGGTTGCTGTCCAGTAGCGAATGCTCATTAGTTAAAAATGGCGTTGGTTTGCACTTGTGAGATTAGAACGCTGTCTTGCCTGAACTGTTTTTTGTACGCTGCTGCGATACAGTTCAAACTTAGCATGTGCTCGTCAACCTCAGAGTCAGCA